GCCATTGACGATCAAAAATCCTTTCCCCGGGGCACGTATGCCACACACCAGGGCGGACTCTGGCGGGCGTATGAAAAAACGCACGGGATGCGGGGATGGGAATGCCTGGTTGACGGGGTGGCGGATATTGACGTCAGCATGACGGGTGAACGGTTGTTCTCTGTGGTGGTCCGGCAGAGCAGTGGCCAGCGTACGGAAAAAACATTTTCCCTGCCGGTGATGCTCTACCGCGGTGTGTTCAGAGCCGGTGAAACCTACCACCCCGGCGATACGGTGACGTGGGGCGGCTCGCTGTGGCACTGCAACAGTATGACCGGTGATAAACCCGGAGAAGCTCATTCATCAGCCTGGACCCTGGCTGCAAAACGTGGGCGGGATGCTGGAGGCGGAAAATGACGGCATTACTGACACTGGAAGAGATCAAGGCACATCTGCGTGTCGACCATGACGCGGATGATGACATGCTGATGGACAAGGTTCGTCAGGCTACCGCCGTGCTGCTGGCCTACATTCAGGGCAGCCGGGATAAGGTGATTCGTGAGGACGGTGAACTGATCCCGGGCGAGGCATTAACCCGGATGAAGGGGGCTGCCATGCGACTGACCGGGATGCTGTACCGGAATCCGGATCTTGCGGAGCGGGAAGAACTGATTCAGGGGGAGCTGCCGTTTTCTGTTTCCGTGCTGATTTACGATTTGCGTTGTCCGACGGTGTTATGAGGAGGGGGAATGGCAATATCTGCAGGTCGTCTGACACAGATGATAAGTGTTCTGAACCCGGTGTTAACCCGTAATGCTGCCGGAGAAATGACGGAAGAATGGGTGTCATGCGGGAAAATTCATGCGGATATCCGTGGCAGGAGCAGCCGGGAGCGGATGCAGTCCGGTGCGGAAATGGCGCAGGCGGAAATCCGTATCTGGGTGCGCGGTCAGTCCGGTCGGGAAATCACGGCAGCGTCACGACTTCATGTGCTGAGTGGTCCATGGCGTGACCGGATCCTGAACGTTGTCGGGCTGCCCGTGCCGGATGCGACCGGCGGACGTCTGGAAATTCTCTGTCGGCTGGGAGGGGAAAAATGATCGAAACCCTGCTGGATTTTTCGGGGCTGGAGGACATCAGCCGCGATTTGCAGCTTCTGAGTGGTACGGAAAACAACCGGGTGCTGCGTGAGGCAACCCGTGCGGGTGCGAATGTGCTGAAAGAAGAAGTGGTGTCACGGGCACCGGTGCGCAGGGGAAAACTGCGCCGCAATGTGGTGGTTCTTTCCCGGCGCTCCCGCGATGGCGGGATGGAATCCGGTGTCCATATCCGTGGTGTTAATCCGGACACCGGTAACAGCGATAACACCATGAAGGCGGATAACCCGCGCAATGCTTTCTACTGGCGGTTTGTGGAAATGGGGACCGTGAATATGCCACCGCACCCGTTTGTGCGCCCGGCGTTTGATGTGCGCAGTGAACAGGCAGCGCAGGTGGCGATTGCTCGGATGAACCGGGCCATTGATGAGGTACTGAGACGATGACGGAGGCGGATTTGTATCCTCATCTGGCGCATCTTGCCGGCGGGCAGGTGTACCCGTATGTGGTCCCCCTGCTGGATGGCAGGCCGTCGGTGGCGCTTCCGTGGGTGGTTTTCAGCCTGATTTCATCGGTGTCTGCGGACGTGATGGGCGGGCAGGCGGAGTCCTCAGTGGCGGTGCAGATAGACGTTTATGCCGGGACTGTGACGCAGGCGCGTCAGATACGTCAGGACGCCCGTGAAGCCATAATGCTGCTGGCCCCGGGATCCGTCAGTGAAATGCAGGACTATATTCCGGAAAACCGCTGTTACCGTGCAACCCTGGAGTTTCAGGTCACGGTGTGACTTTTTCTTTTTTCTACAAAACCCATACCCCGCCGCGTGCGGGTTTTTTATTATCAGGAGGCAGAATGTCTGCTTTGTATGAACGCTCACAGCTGACGCAGGTGATGATTTCATCTGCCCCGGCGACTGCTGAAACTATGGATAAGGCGGAATATCTGCGCCTGGACTGCACCATCAAGGAAGTCCAGTTCACCGCCGGTCAGAAACAGGATATTGATGTGACCACGCTCTGCTCCACAGAGCAGGAGAATATCAACGGTCTGGGGGCGTCGTCTGAGATTTCCATGTCGGGTAATTTTTATCTGAATCAGGCCCAGAACGCCCTGCGTGATGCCTATGACAATGACGCGTTGTATGCGTTTAAGGTGCTGTTTCCGTCCGGTAAGGGCTTTAAATTCCTGGCGGAAGTGCGCCAGCACACCTGGTCATCCGGTACCAACGGCGTGGTGGCTGCAACGTTCTCACTGCGTCTGAAAGGCAAACCGGTGTCCTTTGTGGTACCGCTGGCGTTTGTGAAAAATCTGGATAAGACACTTACCGTGAATACCGGTGCGCTGCTGACAATGTCAGTCAGTGCCAACGGGGGAATGCCGCCGTATAAATACGCCTGGAAGAAGGATGGTCAGCCGGTTGACGGGCAGACGACAGACACCTTCAGTAAGCCAGGTGCGCAGTCCGCTGATGCGGGGAAATATACCTGCGTGGTGACCGATTCGGCAGAGAAAGCACAGAGTGTGACGTCTGTTGAATGCACCGTGACAGTGAGCGCAGCCGCCGGATAAGGGGATGGGTCATCATGAAAAAGGATCTGAAAACGCTGGCGCTGGCCAGACTGTCAGGGTTTCGTCATAAAACGGTGAAGGTGCCGGAATGGGGTAATGTCAGCGTGGTGCTGCGGGAGCCTTCGGCAGAGGCCTGGTATCTGTGGCAGGACGTGCTCAATGGTGATGGAGAGGATGACGATACTCTGTCGGTGGTGGCGAAAACCCGCCGTAACCTGGAAGCGGATGTGACGCTGTTCTGCGATGTCCTGTGTGATACGGATCTGCAACGGGTGTTCACTCCGGACGACCGTGAGCAGGTGCTGGCCGTCTATGGTCCGGTACATGCCCGCTTGCTGCGTCAGGCACTGGAACTGATCGCTGATGCAGAGTCGGCCAGAAAAAAGTAGCCCGCCCGGAAATTCGCTTTCTGATGCGACTTGCGCTCCGTCTGGGGCGCACCTTATCCGAACTGCGGCACAGCCTGAGTGCGAGCGAGGCGATGATGTGGATGGAGTTTGACAGGGTATCCCCGTTGGGTGATGAGCGCGGGGATATCCGTAATGCACAGATCGTGAAAGCGGTTTTCGGGGCACAGGGGATGAATGTTGCACTGAAGGACGCCATGCTCTGCTGGGGCGAGGATGAGGATAAGCCGGAGGTGGATCCGTTTGCGGCGCTGGAAGACGCGCTGAGCCTTGCAGCACAGTCATGAATGATGAGAACCGCTGAGGCGGTTTTTTTACGCCCGGAGAAAGGTGAATGGCGACGTTACGTGAACTGATTATCAAAATTTCGGCAAATTCACAGTCATTCCAGTCGGAGATCCAGCGGGCGTCCCGTATGGGCAGTGAATATTACCGGACCCTGCAGGATGGCGGACGTCAGGCTGCTGCGGCAGCCAGGGAGCAGCGCCGGGCTCTGGCTGAGCTGAACAGCCAGTTGACGGAAATCCGCGCTTCGGCTGTCGGAATGACCAGTGCGTTTGCCGGTGCCTTTGCCACCGGACACCTGATTTCGCTGGCGGATGAATGGAGCTCCGTGAATGCCCGTCTGAAACAGGCGTCGCAGTCATCGGATGAATTTTCGTCATCACAGAAAGTGCTGATGGATATCAGCCAGCGGACAGGCACCGCATTTTCGGATAATGCGGCCCTGTTTGCCCGTTCGGCTGCCTCGATGCGTGAATATGGTTACAGTGCTGATGATGTGCTGAAGGTGACGGAGGCCATTTCGACAGGGCTGAAAATTTCCGGTGCCAGTGCGGCAGAGGCGGGTTCGGTGATCACCCAGTTCAGCCAGGCGCTGGCACAGGGGGTGTTGCGCGGCGAGGAATTTAATTCGGTCAATGAAAGTGGGGACCGGATCATTCGCGCACTGGCTGCAGGCATGGGCGTGGCCCGTAAGGATCTGAAGACGATGGCGGACGATGGTCAACTGACGGCGGATAAAGTCGTTCCCGCGTTAATCAGCCAGCTGGGGATATTGCGTGATGAATATGCAGCCATGCCGGAAACGGTGGCTGACGGGATCACGAAGGTGGAAAACGCCTTTATGGCCTGGGTGGGGGGCGCGAATGAGGCCAGCGGAGCGACGAAAACGCTCTCCGGCGTGCTGAACGGTGTGGCCGGAAATATTGATACCGTGGCAACAGCTGCGGGTGTGCTGGTTGCTGTCGGGGTGGCCCGGTACTTTGGTAATCTGGCTTCCGGAGCGATGTCTGCCACGGCAGGACTTGTGACCGCTGCACGTAATGAAGTGGCACTGGCTGAGGCCCAGTTAAGGGGAACGCAGATTGCCACGGCGCGGGCAAGGGCAGCCGTGTACCGGGCTCAACAGGCTGTGGCGGCAGCCCGCGGGACTGAGATGCAGATTGCGGCAGAGGCCCGTCTGGCGGTCACACAGGAACGCCTGAACAGAAATATTGCTGCCAGAACCGCCGCCCAGAATGCGCTGAACAGTACAACGGCGGTGGGCTCACGTCTGATGAGCGGTGCGCTGGGACTGGTTGGAGGCGTACCCGGACTGGTGATGCTGGGAGCTGCCGCATGGTACACGCTGTACCAGAATCAGGAGCAGGCCAGGGAGTCTGCGCGCCAGTATGCACTGACGATTGATGAAATCGCGCATAAAACGCCATCAATGTCTCTGCCTGAAGCCTCAGATAATGAAGGGCGAACACGGGAGGCGCTGACAGAGCAGAACCGGCTGATTGATGAGCAGGCCAGCCGGGTGAAATCCCTGCAGGAAAAAATCGCCGGGTATCAGTATGTGCTGGCTAATCCGGGCTGGACGACCGGTAACGGCTTTATGATAAACCATCTGACATCGGTGAAAACTGTAACGGAAGAGCTTGCTCAGGCAACAGAGCAGTTTGCTGTTGAGCAGTCCCGTCTGGCACAGATGCAGGAAAAAGCGCAGTCCATTCAGGATGTGCTTGCCGGACTGGAAGAGCGCCGTGTTGTGTTAATTCGTCAGCAGGCAGCAGAGCAGAATAAAGCGTATCAGTCACTGCTGGTCATGAACGGTCAGCATACGGAATTCAACCGCCTGCTGGGGCTGGGTAATGAACTGCTGCAACAGCGTCAGGGACTGGCGAGTGTACCGCTGCGACTGCCACAGGCCACTCTGGATGATAAACAGCAGGGCGCCCTGAATAACACAGAGCGTCAACTTGCCCTGTCCCGGCTGAAAGGGGAAGAAAAAGAGCGTGCCCGGCTGGGGTATGCGGCGGATGACCTTGGTCTGGTGGGGGATACGTATCAGGAGGCGAGGCAGCGTTACATCCGTAATTCGATGGAAGCCTGGCGCAACAATGAGGCGAATAAACCCAAATCCCGGGGCGGAAAATCTGAGACGGAAAAAGCGGAAGACAGTTTTTCCCGTCTGCTGAAGCAGCAGAAGGAACAACTGGCACTGGCAGGGAAGAATACAGAACTGGCGAAGCTGAAGTACCAGACCTCGCAGGGAGAGCTGAAAACCCTGACGGAGATACAGAAGCAGGAGCTGCTGCGCAATGCTGCCCTGATTGACCAGAAGAAAATCCGGGTGCTGTTACGGGCCCGGGAGGAGACCCTGAAAAATGATAATGCAGACGCAAGGGCATCAAATGACGCTGAGCTGCTGGGGTACGGGCAGGGTGAGCGGGTCCGTGAACGGATGCGGGAGCTGCAGCAGATTCGTGACGGCTACCGCCAGAAGGATGCGAACCTGCAGTCCCAGTATCAGACAGGGGATATCAGTGAG